CAGGATGAAGCGCCGGAGAGCGCTCTCCTTGAAGATCGGAGGCTCCGCATTGATGTCGTTGAAGTACCACTCCTGGGGCTGCCAGCCGGTCTTCCGCTTGATGTTCGCCATGGTCTGCTTCATCTGGTAGTCCGGTCTGGCCGTCACGATGATAACATAGTCATCCCGGATGGCCTCAATCAGATCGGCCCGGTACTCTTCGGCCTCCATGCGCCGGGAGAATGGCCGGAGCATTCGCGTGTCCGCCTGGTTTCCTACCAGGGTGTAGTTTAGATCGAGTAGGCAGATGTTTTTCATAGGTTAGTTACTCCTTTGCTTTTTCCTACCGTAATTATACCACATTTCAGGGCTTTTGTCACAGGTTTTCCCAAAAAATATGCCGTGAACTTGGTATTTATGACGGTTTTCTCTACCCACACTCTTTCATTGTGGATGAGTATAACACAGATAAATTGCACCGTCAAATTGTAAAATTGCACGGCAAAATTGCAAGCCCTTATCTCAAGGCTTCCGCGCCGTATAGCCAGACTGCGACGCGCTGCACAAGCCTCTTTCGGTGCCGCCAGACGGTGGAGGTATCACACTCCAGGGCCTCAGCTATGTCCCTATCGTCCACGTCATCCAGGTACTTCCCGGACAGCGCCCGGTAATAGGGGTCATCCCGGACCGTGGCGAGCGCCCGCTCCAGGGTCTCAATCTCATAGCGGTCCGCCGCGATGGTGGCCTCCATGTCCATGAGAACGGCCTCCCATATCTCATCCGGGGTGAGCCGGTTCCCGTTCTTGACAAACCGGGTGATGCTCTTGCTCCGCTCTCGCGGCCCGTAGAGCTTGAACTCTTCCAGCCGCTCAAGGTCATCCTCCAGCTTGATTTTCAGGGTGGGCAGGCCGTAGAGACGGCGCTCGGTGGCCTTGAAAGCATCTTTGGCGGTGCGCTCGGCAGAGATGCGTCCGGCTTCAACGGCCTGCATGATGATGTCCCTGATGTTCTCCTGTGATTTGCCCATTGATTTTGTCGCCTCCCATGTGGTAAAATAGCTTTGTCACGGGCTGTCTTCCCTCCGGGGGAGGCGGCTTTTTTTATTTGCTCAGGGCTTCCCGCCCTTTATGATCTGGAAGTTTCTCCGGCGCGTCTCTGCGGCCCTCGCTCTCCGCTGCTCGACTATCCTCTGCATCTCAAGGTACTTTTCCGGGAACTTGTGCCTTGGGCAGTCCGGGCGCCACTGGCTGCGCTTGGAGAAGTCGCCGTCGTAGTGCTTGCACTCATCGCAGCAAAAGCAGATGTCCTCGGCGTTCTGTACCTCGCCCGGCGTCATGTACCACGCCTCAAGCTCCGCATTGTAGAGACAGTGATTGCAGGCGCACCCATAGCAGCTCATGGCAGATTGATGTCTACGGCGATGCACTCCACCCAGGGGAGGGCGTTGTAGGCTTCCTGGGCCTCCTTATCCGTCATGGATAGAAATTCATCGTACCCCTTTACTTCGATGAGGACGGCCTCAACATCTTCATCGTCAAAGAAAAAGATGTGCTCTTCCGACACCAGGTATTTTGTGACGCTGGCCGCACCCCAGGCCCCCATCCAGCGAGCGCACCCATCATCGCATACAATCTCGCTGTCCACCATCGGGACGATAGGCAGCTCCGGGTGGGCCTTAATCAGCTCCAGCAGATCGGAAATATACTTGTCCATATCTCTCATCCTCCGTAGCTCACTTGACGCCATTAACCGCCGTCTGGAGCAGAAAGCCAAGGAGCTGCCAAACGCGGTCCTTGATTTTCTTCATGCAGATTTCGCGGCCCAGCTTCTCATCGTAGTTTTCAGGGCTTACGCAGGAAGACGCCTCCACCAGCTCAAAGCCATTCCGCAGCATGGCCCGGACGATGGTGGTCTTCTCCCCGGCGGTCTGCGTCCAGGTCTCCAAGATGAAGTTGTCCACCATCTCCTGACTGATGCTGGGCTTACTGGTCCGCAGCTCCTTGTTGGTCTCCAGGGGAAGATAGGCCCGCTCAAACGTGTCCTTGGGGGACCAGCTCACATACCCGTCCGCATACCGGACGCGGTAGCCGTCCTCCACGCTGGGGAAGTTGGGGAACGCCTCGGACGGGTCATCGGTGATGGTGACGCGCCCCTGACCGTCCATGCAGCGGTAGGCAGGCTCGGCTTCAATAATCTTGGTTCCGATATACTGTTTCATTTCTCATGTCCTCCAGTAAAGATATTTTTGAGCCGGTCCAGCAGGCTCAGCCGCTTGTCGGGGTGGGTGTCGGCTTCCTCCTTGCTCCACACAGCTTCCAAAACGTAGTCCTCCCCGCCGTCTCCCTTGGTGTGAATGAACACCGGAGTAGCGGCGATGGTCTCCAGCTCCGCGACCCGGCGCTCCAGGTTGCGGAGACGGTGCTCCCGGCGGGCGCTCATCTCTGACCCTCCATCAGCTCGCCCAGGCGGTTTTTCACCCGGACCAGGATGTCAAGCTCACGCTGGGCCGCTTTTTGTGCGGCCGGCATAGCGGCCCGCAGAACCGGCGAGATCGCGCCCATGATGGCGGTGCTGCCCTCCGGCGGGTTGACTTGCTTCTCCCGCTTCTCGATGAGGCCCTGGAGGTCCGCAAGAAGCTGGACGTCTTTCTGGAAATTACTCATGGTCTGTCCTCCAATCCCTCCAGGAACAGCAACACACCGGGGCCGCCGATGCGGACCTCATAGGGCGCTGCCTCCTGGGGCGTGATGTACTTATGCCCAAACCGGCCTTTCATGTCCCGCCACACTGTCCAGGGGATGCGGTAAAATCCCACGGACCCAAAGGAGCACAGGACAAAGGCCACGGCTCCGAATTGATGCGCCCGCTCCAGGCGCTCCGTCTGGTCCGCTGTCACGCGGTCCTGGGTCATCTTCTCAACGTCGGTGTACTTGGCCTCGAAGTTGACCGCCCGGCCTCCGAACAGAAAGCCCTTGTAGTCGGCCTGAGCCGTGCTGGTGTAGTGCGCGATGAACTTCCCGCCGCCCAGGTCCTTAGTCGGCTGCATCGGCTCCGGCGTCTTCTCAATGTCCGCGATCTGGCGGCTCCGGTAGAAGTCGCAGGCCCCGTTTATCATCTGCTCAAAAAAGGCTCCCTGGGCGCGGTTCTTCCGGTTCTGGTATCTAAGGGCTGCTTTCGCCCTCTCGCTTGGTGTCATGCTCTAACATCGTCCTCCCCTCAGCCTCGGTGGAGAATACGGTCTTTCCCCAGGCGTCCAGCAGGGCCAGGGTAAAGGTCGTAGGCTCCACGATGCGGCGCGGGGTGACTACTCGGCCAAAGAGGAATTTCTCAGCCTCCCGGACCCCATAGTGACAGGCCGGGTTATCCCGTACCTGCCATACCGTAGCCCCCAGGGGGACCGGCAGGCGCAGCAGCAGGCCCGCCGCCTCATCCCTCCGGTATTGCTCAAGCTCCCTCAGCGCCGCACCGTAGATGCCCATTGTCTACTCTCCTAACTTTTAAGGCTTATTTGTTTGCTTTTTGTGGTGTTTTCCACAAATTCCACACACTTCTCCACAGGATTTGGCCGCCCTCATCAGCTCATCCACTACGCGCCCAGGGGATATGCCCAGGCGCTCGGCCTCGGCCTCCAGGTGGTAGGCTGTCTGCGATGATACGCGGATAGTGATTTTCTTTCGGTGCTCGCTCATGCCTCGCCTCCGCCAGTAGGCCGGAGGTAGCCATTTTCAACGGCCATGGCCCGAATTTTACGGATGGTGGCGTCGCTGACCCGCAGGCCGGTGTCGCTCCTGGTAGCCAGGCTGTCAATAAAGCCGTTGATGACTTTCTCAAGTTCATCCTGCGAGATGACGATAGGCTGGTTGCGGGCCTCCAGCTCATCCAGGTAGGCACAGAGCTGAGCGTCGGTCATCTTC